GTTCCATCAAAATGAAGTAGTGCTTCTGTACTTCCATCTAAAGAGTATGCTTCTGTTTCAGGTGTAAAACTTGCAGCAGAAAGACCTGTTGGTGTAGATGCTCTAAACTCATCTATGTATCCTGTAAATTCTTCGGAACCATTTTCTTTAGCCCCAATTACATAGGTATGAGCATTGTATCCTGCACCTGCTTGCTGACCTCTTAGGAATCCATCTACAAATACTTCGGTAAAGGCAAACCTTCTTTGTAGTCGTATATGATGCCAAGTATTGTTACTTAATTGTCCACTAACTGACCTAGCTATAGCACCATCTTTAATTACTTGTAAAGTACCACTACTAATACGTAAAGCAAAACCAGAGTTAGAGTTTTGTCCATCCCAAAGATGAGCAGTTTGACTTGTTAGTGTTGAAGAATAAACCCAAAAATCTACAGCCCATTCTGAACTTGTTAACAGACTTGAAGTGTAACTTGTTGTTACAAAATCACCTGTTCCATCTAATAGTAAACTAGCAGTGCCAAACTTTTTTTCTGCTGTAGAAAGCTGTGCATCACCACTTGCAGTGAATGGGCGTAAGGGGTTGAGTTCTCCAGCAACACCTGTGAGTCCTGCTGCAGTATGAACAGTAAGACTTCCTACAGCACCTATAGCACTCACACTGTTCAGTGCTTCTGTAGTCTGTGCTTCTATTGTTCCTAGCGTGGTTGTTCCACTTACACCATCAACAGGAACACGGTTAATAGACCTGATGTCCAGTCCTGCACCGTTAAGTGTAAATGTGCCAACTACACCTGTTAGCCCTGCCGCTGTGTTAACAGTTAGGCTTCCAACAGAACCTGTACCTTCAACACCTATTGTGATACGTTCTGTAACATCTACTTCAAAACCACCTGCTACAACACTAGCAATAGTACCTGTAGCTGAAACACCACTAATACTAACAGTAAGATTGACTACACCATATTCAGATGTTCCATATAAACCTGAACCATATAGTGCAGACTGTGCTATGATTGCCATAGCCTACTCCTTACGCAATACGAATTACAGCGTTGCTTGCGTCAGCGGCAGGAAATTCAATTGTCAAGTCACCAGCAGTAGCAGAAACAGTACCACCAAAGTCAATAACAGCAACGGCAGAGTTACTGTTATCTGTATTATAAATAATACAACCGTCAGCAGAAACTGTTACGTTGCTGAATACTTCATCAGTAAAGTCTACGATAGCAGTAGAACCATCAAGAGTAATTGACGCACCATCAAGTACCTGACCACCAGCAGTATAGTTAGTGCCAGATGCTTCGTCAGAGTTACCTGTTACGTCAGAATAATTAGTTGTGCTGGCATTATATGTGCCAGCAGGTGATGCTTTAATTAAAGCCAGTTTCAAAGAGTCTGTATCCAAATCATGGACACCGCCAAGAAGTTCTGTCTTAAAGCTGTTACACATTGCAGTTGTGATTGCCATGATTTGTGCGTCCTTTATTAAATCTCATAGAAGTGAGGGGGCAAGTTGCCCTGCCCCCAACACATTATTTAGGCAAGGGTGTCACGATCTACTTCGTTAGCAGTCGTATCACCTTGATCGCTGATGTCCATCATAATGGCATAAGCACGTAGCTTACCAGCCGTAAATGATGCACCACTACCAGCCAATACAAAATCAATTGTGTCAGCAGTTGTAGATGGTGCTAGTCCATCAATTGCAACCTGTGGAGCGTAATCTCCGTCTGATGCACCGTCAATGTCGAGTGCTGCAGCAAACTCATCAACGTCACCACCAGTGAAGCCAAGAGCAGCAGTAGCATCTGTACCAGTATTCATGGTAGCAGACTCAACAACTTGGAAGCCAGCACCCATAATCAGAGTGTTAGCAGGTACGGTAATTGCCTGAATAGTATCGCCGGGAGCAATGCTATTTGTGGTCAGGTCAATGGTCACATCAACGTAGTACGGGTTACGTCCACGCTGTGAGTTCCCTGAAGCGGGATGAAGAAGTGCGGTAATGTTAGCCATGTCTAAATCCCCCCTTAAGCCAAGTTGTAGATGGCGTTAACAAGACCTTCAGGACGAAGAATCTTGCGACCATACAAATGCATACCACGAACAATGTCAGCAAAGCTGTCAGGGTCACGGTAGGTTTCGGTCTTGTTGATTTGCTCTGCTGTTGCAACAGATGAATCATGACCAGCAACAATTACGCCAAAGTTAGAGGCGTTCATGCCACCAGTTGTAGCCGAACCAGTTCCGATTGATGGCAAGTTGTTTGAAACGTAAACACGGAAGCCATGCAGGTTTGGAAGAGCCAAACCGTTCTGCAGACCTGACCCACCCCAATCTGCTTGGAGCAGACGTGAATCTTCGTCTTTCAGAACTTCCATGAATACAGGATCAACAACCAACCAACGGCCTTGTGTGTCAACATTCTGCTGGTCTAGCAGACGTGACATACGAGCAATGACCTGAAGTGGGTTTGCTTCACCGTTACCAGTTGGAACGGCACCTGCACCTGTACGTGGCAGGATTGAGATTGACTGACCAGCAACACCTGTGCCAGCAAAGTCAGTTGCGTCCAGCTTCATGCTGGCAAGCAGTTCGTCTGTACCCGCAGTTGCTACAGCAACAGAACCGTTAACGGTTGTATTTACTGTGTCAGCATTTGCATGTAGAGCAGACTGCTTGTAACCTGACAAGTAGCCAAGAACGTCTTGGTCAAACTGGTCAGCAAGGCGATACGCAGCACGATCACTTGCCAGTGACTGGAAGTTAACGTGTGAGTGTGCCTCTTCAATGTCATCAACCTTGAACGCAAAGTAGTTAGCTTTGTCGATGGTCAGGTTGAAGTCTTCATCGTCAATGTCTTGCGGCGTGATGGTTGTACCACGGGCGTAAGCCTTGACTGTGATTTCGGGTTCCTTGATAATCTTCACGGAATCGCCCATGTTAGCAATCTCACCGAAGTAGTCGGAATTTGAGATAGCTTCAGCAACAGCTGACTTGCGGAACGCAAGCTGCACCTGTTTGCTGTAAATTACTGGGCTAAAATTGCCGTTAGGAAGGTTACCATACCCGGCTGCGGTAGTAAAAGCCATGATATTTTCTCCTAATTTTATAGCATTTCACAGATACAAACTCACAAGACTAATCAGAGGCTGATTCACTTGGGTGCGTATCTTAGTAAGG